GTGCGGGCCCCCACCGCAGGCAAGAACACCTACGTGGCCCAGCACGCCCAACCGGGGGACCTGGTCGTAGACCTCGACGCCCTCTACCACGCGGTCAACGCCAACCCCACCCGGCAGGATCACGACCAACCCCCACAGCTGACCCCGTTCGCCCTCGACGCACGGGACGCCATCATCCACCGGCTGTTGCACGGAGACCACAACCTCCGCGCCGCCTGGATCATCCACTCCGCACCCAACGCGCAGACCAGAGCCGAATGGCAACAGCGAGGAGCGAAGGTCGTGATGGTCACAGCGCCCCGTGAGGTACTGGCCCACAGGGCCCGAGGGCACAGGCCCACACCGTGGGTTGACCACATCACCGACTGGCACAACCGGTACACCCCCGGCCACGTCGATCAGACCATCACCACCGGGTAACCCACAGCCACCACCAACCCCCAACCGTCACCCACCGGCATAAACGCAGGTCAAAGCCCGAATCCTCTACCACCCCCAGGGGGTACCCCCACCCGGGGGTAGGGGGGTCCACATCGCTCTGACCTGCGGAAACGCCGGGCGCGCGGGTGGCACCGCGTTGACGCCGCAGAGTTTTCCGAACAGTTCCCCTTTCCGCAGGTCAGGACGTTTTCGCCCTGACCTCATTGGCGTGCCCCAGAAGGGCCCTGGACGGCCAGGAGGTGGCCACATGGGAGAGCGTGGCCCCCGACGTAAGCCCTCCGCCCAGAAGGCCCTTGAAGGCGACACGCGCGGCCTCAACGAAGATGAGCCGGTCCCGGCCGCCCAACCCGTCGAACCCCCCGCCTGGCTCGTCGCCCTCGACGTCGACGCCCACATCGGCGAGGAAACCGCCCTCGACGTCTGGCACAAACTCGCCCCCGACATGGAGAAGACCGGCGTCCTCACCCCATGGGACGTCGACGAGTTCGCCGTGTTCTGCGACGCCGTCGTCAACCACCGCCGCGCCTCGGAGGAAGTCCGCAAGTACGGGCTCCTCGTCCAAGGCGCGAAGGGCAACCTCGTCAAGAACCCCGCCGTGCAGATCGCCCGCGACTACGCCGACCTCATGGTCAAGGTCGGCGCCCGGTTCGGCCTCAGCCCCAGCGACCGCGTCGGCCTGAAGGTCGAGCGAGGGGGCGACGACGATGACGGGTACTTCTGACCCGGACGTTGAGCGCGTGGAGTTCCCCGACCCTGAGGTGTGCGGGTGGACCCACCGCGGCCACTCGTGCGAGGAGACCGGCGACCACTTCTGCGTCCCCCGCGCGGACCACGCCGAAGGGTTCTTCGCGAACATCCTCGTGTACACCAAGGGCCGGTACGCGCGCAAGCCGTTCATCCTCACCCCGTGGCAGCGCGACGAGATCGTGTGGCCCTTGTTCGGCCGGGCGGTGTGGTCCACCGAGATCGGCGAGTACGTCCGCCAGTACCGGGTGGCGTGGATCGAGCTGGGCCGCAAGAACGGCAAGTCGGAGATCCTGGCCGGGATCATGCTGTACCTGCTCGTCGCTGACGGGGAGGAGTCCGCCGAGCTGTACGGTGCGGCCCGTGACCGCGACCAGGCGGCGTTGGTGTTCGACGTGGCCGCGCAGATGGTCCGCTTGTCGCCGAAGCTGTCGAAGCGTGTGCAGGTCAAGGACGCGAACAAGCGCCTGGTCTACAAGAAGACCAACAGCTACTACCAGGTGATCGCAGCGGACGCCCAGGGCGCGCTCGGCTCCAACCCGCACGGTGTCGCAGCGGACGAGATCCTGGCGTGGCGCAATCGTTCCATGTGGGACGCGCTCCGCACCGGTATGGGCTCCGGGGCCCGTAAGCAGCCGCTCATGGTGGCCGCGACGACGGCGGGCGACGACCCGAACAGCTTCGCGGCGAACATGCACAACGAGATGGTGCGCGTCGCCGGTGACCCGTCCCGGGCCCCGCACATCTTCACGTTCCTGCGTAACGCCCCGGCGGACGCGGACCCGTGGGATGAGAAGCACTGGTTCCACGCCAACCCCGCCCTCGGTGACTTCCTGTCGCTGAAGTCCATGCGCGAGGAAGCTCTGGAAGCACGTAACGACCCGACCGCTGAGAAGGCGTTCAAGCAGTTCAGGTTGAACATGTGGGTGCGGGCCGCCACACGGTGGATGCCCATGCCCCTCTACACCGCATCGGCGGGGGAGCTGTGGACCGCCCCGGATGACGGCCGCCCCGCCCTGCTCGGCCGCACCGCCTACGGCGGCCTCGACCTGTCCGCGAAGTTCGACCTGACCGCCTGGTGCCTGCTGTTCGAACCGGAGGAGCCCGGCGGCCCGGTCGATGTCATGTGGCGGTTCTGGGCCACCGAAGAAGCGTTGGTCCGGCTGGACAAGGCCAACGACAACCGGCCTTCCCAGTGGGCGGCCGAGGGGTGGCTGTCCGTCCATGACGGTGGCCTGCTCGACTATGACCTGATCTATGACGACATCGGCCAAGACGGTGACGACTTCGCCATCAAGGCGATCCACGCCGACGAGTTCTCCATGTGGCCGGTGCTGAACAAGGTCGGGGAGCTGACCGGGTTGGACCCGGAAGAGGGGGAAGTCATGGCGTACAAGAACACCTACGACCGCATGACCCCAGGGTTGAACGAGGTCATGGGCCTGGTCAAAACCGGACGGTTCGCCACCCACGGCAACCCGGTCGCCTCCTGGTGCTTCGACGCGGTCGAGGTCCGCCACGCCTCCTACAACGTGGACCTGATCCGGCCGGACAAACCGAACCGGAACAGCGCCGGGCACCGGATCGACGGTGTCCCCACGGCGGCGATGGCCGGGAACGCGATGATGCTCAACGCCGACGAGGGAACTGCGGTGGTGTCCGCTTACGAGAAGCGCGGGCTCACCGTCGCGTGATGGCCCATGTGCGTCCCAGAAAGCGCTTCTTTGTCACCAGGGCTTGCGGCTGTGGGAGTTTCACCACCACCGATTCCTCTATGTCGGTGTCAATGAGTGAGCTGATGATTTTGAAACTTGGCTGGCCGGAGGTGAGGACGTTGATCTTCCAAATATCTCCGACTCGAAATAGCTTTGGTCGAATGTAGATCTCGCTCCAAGGTTCGGAATTTTCCTCTAGCTTGGTTCTGGCTTCAAGCTCAGGCTGTTCCCCGCTGGGCATGGTGAGCGAGGCTCGCATGTTCGTTGCCAGGAAAGCCCCATTCATGCGGACGGTGAGAGGGTCGCCACTATCAAAGTGTGCTGTGGTGACGTCGTGTGGTCCGACATTCGTGAGAAGGATTGAAACAAGGTGGGGTTTCCAGACGGCGGCCCCATTCACGCGAACCTCAACGCGGCCCCCATTGGAAGCTTCCACCTCCTCTATCTCCATTAGCGGAGTCACCGAAGTCTGGAACAGGACCCTGTTTCTTCTGTTTCCCCATCTCCGGGCGGCAACAACACTCGCAATGATTGCGACTGCGGCCAGGACCAACCCCAGTAGGCCGATCCAGTTTTCAGATATCAGTTCTCGCATGCCCTGATTCTGGCGTAAGGCGTCCCCGGGCGCACCCCCTTCGACCAAGAAAGGAGGTGGCCCGCGTGTTCGCATGGTTCCGGCTGCTGCTGCGCCGTGAGGTTGTCGTCAACCTGCACGACGGCACAGGTTTTCGAGGGGTCCTCTACCGCAAGGCCGGGCACCTCGTGGAACTCCGCAACGCCGAACGCCTCGAACCCGGCATCAACCCCACCTCGTGCGACGGCGCGGTCATCCTCGAACGCGACCGCATTCAGTTCTGGCAGGTGGTCCGGTGAGCATCATCGTGTCCGGCGGCCAGCTCGAACACGTCCGCGACCACGGCGGGTACACCCTGCCCCCAGCACTCCAGCTCGGGAACACCTGGGTCGAGCACGGCGCGATCTTCGAGGCTCAACCGCAGGTGCAGACCGTCGTCACGTTCCTGGCCCGCAACATCGCCAGCTTGACGTTGCACGCCTACGAACGCCGGTCCGACACCGACCGGGCCCGCCTCACCGACCACCCGCTCCCCAAGCTGCTGCACACCCCGCTTCCCGGCCGGAAACTGACCCGTTACCAGCTGTTCTTCCGGATCGTCGCTGACCGGGCCATCTACGACGACGCGTTCGTGGTCAAGCTCCGCGACCCCAACACCCGGCAGGTCATCGGTCTGCTGCCCGTGCCGCGCCCGTGGGTCACCGCCGATGGCGGGTCCTGGATCGAACCCGCCGAGTACATCGTGGCCGGGACGGTGCGGGTCCCCGCTGAGGACATGATCCACCTGCACGGGTACGCCGTTGACTCGCTGTGGCGCGGCACATCCCCGATGGGGGCGCTGCGCAACATCCTCCAGGAGGAGTACGAAGCCAACCGGCACCGGCAGCAGATGTGGCGCAACGGGGCCCGCACGTCCGGGTTCATCCAGCGGCCCGCACCGGCCCGGAACGGCCAGGACTGGTCGGACGAGGCCCGCACCCGGTTCCAACGCGAGTTCCGCGACCTGTACACCGGCGAAGGCGTGGACGCCGGGGGTGTGCCCGTCCTGGAGGATGGCATGACCTACGTCCCGGCCGGGCTGGACCCGCGCGCGGCCCAGTACATCGAGGCCCGCAAGCTCACCCGTGAAGAGGTCGCTGCGGCGTACCACATCCCGCCCCCTTTGGTCGGCATCCTCGACCACGCCACGTTCTCCAACATCCGTGAGAAGCACAAACAGCTCTACCAGGACACGTTGGGACCGTGGCTGATCGACATCGACGAGTCGCTGGAGATCCAACTGGTCCCCGAACTCGCGGACCCCGACCTGGTGTACCTCGAATTCGACATCCGGTCCAAGCTCAACGGGTCGTTCGAGGAGCGGGCCGCGGGGGCGTCCGCTGCTGTGGGTGGCCCGTGGATGACCGTGAACGAACAGCGGGCGTTGGACAACCTGCCCGCGATCGACGGCGGCGACGAGCTGATCACCCCGCTCAACGTCACCAAGGGCGGGCAGGCGTCCCCCGGGATTCGGCACCGCCACCGGACCCGGCGAAGGCGCTGCCTCCGGCGACGAAGACGCGGACTCTGCTGGTGAAGACGGCCCCACCGGAACGATCCGTGACCCGGGCGGCCGACGAGCTGTCACGGTTCTTCGACCGGCAAGCCCGATCCCTCTCCAGTCTGCTCGGTGCCGCGAAGGCCCGTGGCCCGCTGACGAAGGACACGGCCGCGGCCGTGAACTGGGACCGGTGGGAGTCCGAACTGTCCCTGGTCCTGTCGCAGATCAACCTGCCCACCGCTGCCGCGAGTTAG